GTTTTGGTTCTGCTAGGCAATGTATAGAGCAGGGTAAATTAATAGCACTGACCGATTTGGAAATGTATATAGCTGGGGAGACGGAAGGTGATTAAAGAAGGAAGCAAGTAAAATGGATATCAAAGACTTAGAATGGAATGTAGCGCTTGCAGAAAATGAATGGTGCAGGCTAGACGGTTATTTAATAGGCACACTAAATAAAGATCAATATAAAAAAGCATCGGAATTAATGGAGCTTTTTAGAGAGACTATTAAGACAGTAATAGACGATGCACGAGACGATAATTAAAGACGGAGATATATAGTGAGTATACAGATGAATCAAAATAATAACGATATACAGGTGAATATCAGTAACTTACAAGGACTTAACTGATAAAAAAGGAAATGAAATGACTACAGAATTACCCCCTCAAGGGACGCTCGCCATGATCGACGAGGAATTAAGACAGAGAAAAGAAAAAAAAAGAAGCTATCTAGGGGCCTCCGTGCTTGGGTATGCCTGTGATAGACGGGTTTGGTACCATTATCATCTGCCCGAAAAGCAAACCCCTGTGGGGGCGAGATTGAGACGCATCTTTGATATGGGTCACATGATTGAAGAATACCTTGTCAATATTTTGACGAAAACAGGAATGATAGTCTGGGATAAGAAAGAAGACGGATCTCAATTTGGCTTCGTGGATGGAGAAATTGCCGGCCATTGCGATGGGATTATTAAAAATATACCAGAAAGCAGCAAGCCCCACTTATTAGAAATCAAGACCATGAACAAAAACTCTTTTAGCAAGGTAAAAAAAGAAGGAGTTAAACTGGCCTTTCATCATTACTTCGTGCAAATGCAAGTTTACATGTTGAAGCTGAAATTAGAAAAGGCCCTATTTATATCTTATTGCAAGGACAACAGTGAGCTATACCAAGAACGTATTGATTTTGATCCTGTGGCTGCTGGCCACTATCTTAACAGGGGCAAGGAGCTAGTAGATAAGTCAAAGGAACCTACTAGAAAATTTAAATCTTCTGCATATTTTGAGTGCAAGTTTTGCCCGTTTCGAGAGGAGTGTTGGAAATGTTAGTCATATCTAGAAGACCTGGTGAGTCCGTCGTAATCACAACAGCACATGGGGACCGGATAAGGATCACCGTAATACCCAAGACAGGAAGAAGGAGTTACCTTGGATTTTCCACGGAAGGTGATTTTAAAATTGTTCGGGAGGAGTCTCTCCTGGAGTCTGAGCTATTCGAGTTACCACTTCTGACGGCGGCGGTGGATCCTCGTAAAGGCCAAACTGATTAAGCTTGTTTAGCTTTTCCACCTTTTCATAATTAGATCTTTCCGGGTCGTCAAATATCTTTTTTCTAAGAGATGCCTTGATAGCATTATCGGTAACCCTACCGTTAATCCTTTTGTATGGATCATGGGATAGCATATCCGGCGTTGTTTGGTTTAGCATTAACATGAAATCTTCTAATTGCTCAGGATTATACTTGAGCATGTTTTCCCATCCCATTGCTATTTCCGGCTCTAGTTGGGCATTGATTTTGGCTATTGAGAATTCCTGGTTGTTGAGAAAATCCTTTGTGTTTCTAGCTAATGGAGTTCCTAGGATCTTCTCCTTCATTTCAAGTTCTTGTTCGGCCCTCTTCGCTTCCTGCATTTTCTGAACCATGGCCTGGTGCTGACTCATTTCTGGAGCAGGCTGTTCTGCAAAGGGTGATGATGGGCCCATGCCTTCTAGGTTTTGGTCCTCCATCGGATCGATCTCCCCAGCATTTGCTGTTGGATCAAACGCCTCTGTTTCGGCGGCCTGAACAAATGGACTCCCTCCTTCCGCACCTTGCATTGGTATGTCTTCTTGAATTGGCTCTTCCACGATGTCTCCCTCGGATTTTAACCCCCTGTCTGTCTGACTAAGCATATCGGTTAGCTCGTTTTCAAGCAGGGAGGCAACCGCCATTACCCCGCCTTTGGCACCTCTTCTAGCACCCCATTTAGAAAGATTCTCAATATGCCCAAAGAGTTTACTTCCAAGGCTTGCATGACCATTAACAGGAGTATGAGCAAAAAGCTTGTTCACTTTTGTGTGTACAGAATCAGGAAGTCCTGGAAGGTACTCATCTAGCATTCTAAGAACAGTCCTAGACGCCGCAACCTTGGGACCATACATATAATCAGAGGCCTGAATTCGGCTCCCTGTTTCGGGGTCTACCCGGACCTTACCTAGATTTTTAGAGGCCTCACCACTTACATCTTCTTCAAAGATGAACTGTTCCGAAGCATCTTTTTTATATTTTTCATAGTTTGCTTTGTTTTTAGGCGAAACATTCTCAGTTATAAAATCTCTTAAAACCTTCCTAGCAACCTCTTTCGTCTCCTTCGCAACAGGTTGAATGTCTCCAGGTGCAGGAGCTTTTAATTCCTTGTTTATTCTTCTTACGACCGATTCAAAGTCCGCGAGTTGAGGGGGAACTTTTGATCCAAATTCTTCAAACATTTCTTTAACGACCGCTCTAACCTGCCTTTCTTTTTTTGCTGTATGACCAATCTTGTCTAGAGTGTCTCTAATTATTTTTTCAGCAGCGGGAGGAAGTACTTCTACTACATCTCCAACTCTCTTTTTTATTTTCTTTTCACCAAACATCAATCCTGTTTCGGGGTCTTTCACTTGATGGGTTGAAACCTCTTCATAAGCAGGGACGGACTTCTTTCCCTTACCGGCCTTCGGAGTAAGGATTTCCCTTGCCATCAACTCATCATAGCCAACAGTCTGTCCTTCTATGGACGTATCAACACCTTTCTTTAATCTCTTTTGGGCAAGGTCTTGTCTGGCAGAAATATCTGAAGCATTAGGGGCACCACCTTTGCCCTGGATTTTTAGCAGAAGTCTTTTGTACCATGCTCTTTTGTTAATCCACTTCTGCTTATTCACATCGTAATCAATGTCCGCAGTCTTACCCTTCATTAGGCCCCTCTTGTTGGCCTCACCTAAGAATTTCTCTACGAATGCTTCTCCCTCTTTTGCGCCACCTTTTGCTTTTTTTGCATTTGCCATGGTTTTCTTGGTGACACCCATAGTGCTTCCTGCTACCTGGGTTTCTGTTATCTTCATCGGGTTTAGACCCTGTATGGCCGCTCCTCCGGCAAGCCCTGTTACTGTCCCAACTCCAGTCCCTATAAGATCTTGAAGCCAAGAGGCATCCCCTGGCTGCATGAAATAACCTGTTGCCGATTCGATGGCCACTTGCTTCGCAGGGGTTGCTCCAATTGGGCCCAATATTTCAGCAGTGTATTTCCCTACAGGGTATTTATTTGAAAGGTCATTATAGATGGCCTCAACAGCTTGTTGGGTAAGTCTAAAAGATCGTTTTGCTTCTTCGTGGCTGAAATTTTTCTTCGGCCCATTCTTTATAGTTTGGTTTATCATGCTCTCTACATAAGAAAGTGACCCTGCCATTTGATCTAATGAATGCCCGGTAATAGCGAATGGGGCCATAAACAAAGTCCCTTTTATGATACTATCTATCATCGACCCACCAGGATCTCCCCCTGATGAGATGGCCTTAATGGCTTCCTCGAGCAGATCTTTTGAAAACTGCTTCTGCATATTCCCAATTTTCCTAAGACCCTTGTCTACAAAACCTTCCTCCTGAGAATCGGCTCTTTTTAAATCTTTCATAAGTTGTTTTTTGTCTGTCATGCCTACTCCCAACTATCTGGATTTGTCTTTTCACCGCCGAGGTACTTCACGACCTGATTACCTATTTTATAATATTGACCTTTTTTGGTCTCAGTATTCTTGCCGTATATGATGGGGTTTTTTCTACTTTGCCCCTTCCCTCTTTTCGGAGGAACATAACGGTCTTTTTGGGCACCCTTATATTCGGTCTCATCCTCTCCATACATCGGAGAGTGTTCCCCAAGCCACTTATCAAGTTCCTCATCGGTGGCCGAGGTTCTAGATCTAGACCTGATTTTGCTTCGGACGTTTTTCCTCGATCTCTTCCTGTTTTCTACGGTTCCTATTCTCAGGTTCTCGATTGCATCTTTTATGGCATCTCTTAGTTGTGGCGGAAGCCCTTCATCAGGTCTTAGCCTTTTGATGTCTTCTTCAAAACCATCAAAAAGAGAATGTGCCTTGGCGATAAAATCAACATCAAAGTCAGTTAGCCGGCCTTTTTCAATGGCCCTAAGAACAGTCTTAACTGCCATCTTCTGAGTTCTTACGTTAGGTGAGTTGATCTGCTTCATGCCTGTCATAGTATCGCTAAACGATTGGTCATAAGCAGTGTTTATCTTGTCGTATTTATCCATAACCGGCTTAACTATAGAGGTATAATCTGATCTACTCACCCCTCTCAGCGGGGATGATTTCCCGGATATACCAATGTTCTGAGTATTCACAGGCATTCCTGTCTTCCTATCGAATGCTTTTATTTCCGTCATACCTGTTTCGGGATTAACAACTCTTTCAAATCTAAGGTTAGAAGTTCCATCTGACTTTGATTCCGCTTTTCTATCCAACGCCGCCTGTTCGGCTTCGGCATCGATCATGGCCCTAGATGTGGCAAGACCTGTAGATGGATCTATCCCTCCCGAAACTGCTCCCATCATAGCAGGGATTGCCCATGAGTTTTCATTAAGGAAGTCGGCAGCTCCGTGGGCTATTCCACTTAATGGAGATAGAGTGTCGGAAACTGTATCGGCAGCACCGCCAAGCCAGTCAACCCCATCTTGGAGGGCCGTTTTTACCCAGTTCCCATTCTCATCTTGAACCATTTCACCTTCACCTTCTATTTCTCCTGCTTCTTCTTCTTCTTGAATGTCTTTCAGGCTCTGGTTTAGGTCGGCAGCTTCTGCCTGGTTTATTTTTTGAGTTATTTGAGATCTTACATCTGCTTCTTTTTGAGGATTTTTTATTCCTGTCCTTTCAACCAAGGCGTCTATCTCAGTAACCCTATCCATGGACTTCTTAAGAGGAGTGACTTCCTTCCCCGTAACAGGGTCAGTGTCTTTCGCTGTTGCCGCTTCAAGGGCAGTCATCGGTGGCTCTATTTCAGGCTCTCTATTTGCGGAGCCGTCTAGAGAAAGTTTTGTCATAACCTCTTCTGTTGGTTTTATTTTGTTGGCCAATTCTACGGCCCCGGGAACTCCTTCCCCTCGAGGTCTCATTGGTATTCGTACATCAGTTGGCTCTGTTCCTGGTGCCCCTTTTGTAGCTTCAGCTTTTCTCACATCAGGCATTCTAATAGGGTGTTGAGGTTCATCAGATCCACGACCTAGCTCAGGGGCATTTGTGTTGAGGATAGCATCAAACAACACAGAGGCCGGACGTCTTTCCCTTTTAGCAGCATTAGGTCCGTCCTTTATTCTCGCTGCAAGCTTGCCCGTATCAGGGGCCGATCTTTTTATTGAACCATTTAAGTTATCTGCCATTTTCATTTAAAAAGTCCCTTCTGTTGGGGGGCATCCATCTGGGATAGCTGTGCCACCGAGGCCATTTGTTGGGCCCCATATCCTTGCTCTAATGTTGCAGCGTTGCTCATAAGGTTTGCTGACATCCTCTGATAGTTGCTTTCTGCTGCCATCTGCTCTTTATATCGTTGGTTAGAGGCAGTTTGTGAAGCACCTGTGGCTATTTGTGCCTGCTCCATTCCTGTTTGTCCGCCAAGGTTTCCACCTCGAACTCTGGCCTGCATGGCCGCTTGGTTTCCTCTTTGTCTGAGTTCAGCAGATGCTCCTGAGTATCTATCGAGCTGATCTTTTTGTTGTTGGATCCCTGTTTGCATCATATCGCCAACGCCGGCCTTATCTAGACCGCCCGTCAGTTCGGTAAAAGCTTCGCGTCCTTTTGCCTGCCCTGCTGTTAGGGCCGCTCTGGACTCTCTTGCTTTTCTCTCGGTTAGACTTCTGGCCGCGTTCTGTTGTTTTCTTGCTCTTCTCTTGCCACCCATTTCTTACTCCCTAATGATGAATAATCTTAAAAATGTTATATCTGCCGGACCATTATTGATAATGGATATTTTCCTATCATCCCATATTGTTCCATCAGTTATGAACCCGTTCCCTTGTTGCTTCAAAACTAGCTTTCCAATCGGTACTCCCTTTAGTCGATGGGAGACAATAATCTCTGAACCTGCTGTAATAGTCAGGTCGCTTATGGTAATGATCTCGCCTTTTATATTATCTGTAAAAGTGAGGTTGGAGAGACCTGTGTTCAGTCTATCCATATTATCAGAATATGTGGTTTCTTTAAAGGCCCTTTCAAGATCTCCTGTCCTCATCTAACCCCCTTTGGTTTCATCTGAGTTTGTTCCCACTCAAATTCAAATCCTGTCAGTAGTATTGCCTCATTTAAGTTGTTGTAAAATATCAATCTCATGCATTGGGCCTGAGTTATTTCAAACTTATGGTCATTAAATCTGACTTGTGAATCAAAGACCATGTCGAATTCTTCCTTATCAACGGGGTTCCAATTAATCTGAGTTTTAACAGTTAAGGTGAAATCTGGTGGAGTTACGGTCTTCATACTAAGGCCCCTTTGTGAGGGGATAGATTCAAAGTCTCTGGCCCTTAGAAGTGAATACGCATAGAAGTTAACGAACTTCTTCCTAAGAGAGGCCATATCCATGTCATACCAACCGGTCTTATAGAAAGCCTCAACAGAAACGTCATCTAGGTGGCTTTCTTCATCAACACCTTCATCAACAACAATAGCAACCCATCCTGTCGGGGGGGAATCTCCTAACACTGGTTGATCGAGTTGTATTTTCCCAGGCACCACATTTTTTACATAGAACGAGTCGTTGTCTGACAAGAAGGAAAAGTATCGGGCACCAAGATAAGTGTTTATATTAAAAACAATTAACTCTATCAACGATACTGAGTCTATGTTTGCAAAATCAACTGTTATCATGTGGCTAGAAGTTGACGTTGGCTCTGTTGGTTGAGCTGACGGGTTCGCAAGGTCGGAAAACCAAATGTTCGTGGTATCGTTGGTGGCGTTATTTACTACAGATAAGTTAAACCCCTTTCCGGCGATAGCAGATGCATCCGTATCGGCCATATGGAATAAGACATTCTTTTTTTCAGTAATGACGTCCACGACCGTTAGGTTATCTACGTAATTGTTCCCCGGTTTTCTTATGATGTAGTCGTCCGCTATATATATTTGTTTTTCATAGAATGCCATAGGCCCTGTAATAGAAAGATCAGACCAGATGTACCACTGCTTGAAATAGAAGTCGTAAATAAGAAACAGGGATTTCACAGGGGTAGTTGTCCCTTGGAGGTAGATAATGATTCTTTCATTGAGAGGGTCTAGCTCACAGATCGTCTTTACCAAGTCAACTGATCCGGAGCCAAATAAAGGCTCATTGGCATCAGAGATCTCTGTCGGTTTGTTACCACCAACTACATGATATAGGCCCCTGTTGGACATAAACATCACGCCGTCTTCGACTTGGACTAGAGAGTTGTGAGCAATGCACCCAATTCCATCAGAGAGAGATTCCCTGACTTTATACTGCCCCTGTAGGAGAATCCCACTGAGCCAGAACACCCGCTCTTCCTTGAACATGAATACGTTATCTTGAGTGCCATAAATAGCGGTCAACTCAGTTCCATCGTTTACCCCGATCTCTACGAAATCAAAGGGGGCAAAACTTTCCAATGACCCGCCAATTGAAAAGTCAGACCATATTGTTCTGTTTTTAAACTTTATCAATGGAAGCTCATCGGGGTACTCTACATTGGATCCAATTAGATGATTTTGGTAATGGCCTAAGAACTTACATTTAGGTATTTCTTGCTTGATAGTCGTGGTGTCATATAGATCATCCATAAACACGCCAGCTTCCATGTCGTCGATATCAACAACACTTACAACAATATCAGTGCTAGGCAACACTAGTCCATAATCACTATCCGGAGTTATGGCCAACTGTAGCTGTTGGTAATTGAACCACTCGTCTGGTGAACTAAAAAAAAGAATCCTGGTGTTGCCCATAGTTCCATCGTAGAACACGCCATTAGTGAACTGGAATCCAATCTTTGAGCTGTCTCTTAACAGCTCCAAGGTTACGTTAATAGACGTACCTGTTACAAGAGAAACCCTTACAGGTTCATAAGCGTAAGTGGCTATAACATCTTTGTCTTGATAAGTGATTATGTAGATGATGTCGCCAACAACCACATTGTGATCAGTAGACTTTATAGTTATAAACCCTGCTGACTTACCCCTCTCAGGCAAGACTTCATTGTCAACGTCTCCCCTAACATACAATGGTGCAAACTGATTATACGGGGCTTGATAAAAGTCAGGGAGAGGAAAGGTGTAGGTAGATGAGTCTAGCTCTCTGTGAGTCCAGTGGCTGTTTATAATATTTAGTTTATCGTCAAGATACGAATAGTAGTACCTGAAATGCCTTTGAGTAACAGAAGGGACTATTGGCAAAAATTCATCTTCTCCTGATTCTCTCCTTAGAAGCTCGGAATATCCTACGTCTGTGTGTTGTGCGGTATCTCCATAAGGGACAAAAACCACTAGATCTGTTGAGGTGTCTGATCTTCCCATAATAGCGGCGGATCCACCCCATCTCTTTTCATTGCTATCGATAGATTCGGGGATCATTCGAATAACTGAAGAAGGGGAAGGGTTCTCAATGTCATCAAAAAAATCAGGCATTATATAAACAGCGCCGCCGCCAACCTCGCCGGAGGAATAAGAACAAACGACCAGGTCTGATTTTTGAGGTGCCCCTGTTTGGTCAACACTAACGAAGTCTCCAAAGTGTATTTCTGATTCGTTGTTTGGAGACCCTCCAGGATATGTAGAGGAGTCAAATTTGGCCGCTAAAGATAGATCTTCATCAAGCGCATTAGGCCGATACCAATTACTAAGATGATGACCTGTTGAGGCCACGCCATTGTCCATTGGAATGAAGGCCCCACTCTCTGACCTATGAAAACTACGGTGTATGAGTGTTCCTATGTACGTGTCCCCGGCATTATCAGCATTGGTAATCTCTTGGCGGAACAACCAATCATTACTCGGCCCAAGGTTGTAATGAAACCTGAGGACTTTTCCGTCCATGCCGACTAAAATTTCAGTTCTTTCATTGTCATCATTCATTCCCATAACAGACTTACCGAAGCCCTCAGAGGCTCCTCCCCATCCTGCTTCAAGCGATGTGTCTAGGAACGTCTTGTAAGTATAGTTTGGTGGATCTGATCCCGGTACTGCGGTGACGTTCTCCCAAACATGAACGAGCTTTTGCCCTGGTTGACCTGCTATGAAATGCCTAAATCCGGCAGTATCACCGGCGTAGTCAACCTTCCCGCAGAGACTTATGTTGCTGAACGGGGAGGATCCGGAGTCCACTGAAGAAACGTAGTCAAATTTATTGGTATTATAATTCATTTCGTAAATTAAAATAGTGGTTGTGCCTGCATACAGGATGATCAGAATTTGGTCGTTTACGTCAACGGCCCCAACCGAACCTGATAGAGAGATCCTTTGTTGCTGAATCCATGCGGGATCGGCCCCTGGAGTAGAGTAATTAGCGTCTTCATATAGGTACACGGCATCCTCTTCCTGGACGACCATCATGGACCTTTGCTCGCTATCTTTCCTTCTATAGGCTTTACACCACTTTCCGTAATGTTGATTGTCTCGTGGCTTTGTTGTGTTAAGACCTGATGCCGAATCAAGAGGCGTATCCGGAAGAGTTGTCTCTATTCGCGGGCAGCCTGATCGGTAGAACCTCTTCCCATCATATTTATATACGTTGTTTTTTCCTGCTGTATCCGAGATAAACAGAATCCCATTGATCTCAATATAGGTAACGTTCTCGTCCCATGACGTTGTCTCTGGGTCTTGAGGTGAGCCTGGAATTGCAGAGAGGATACTGCCTGCCTTCTTATACAATCCATCGAAGCACATGGCCAAAAGCTCATTGCCTTCTTTATAATGAATCATTTGAATGACGGTTCTTTGTCCTGTGACTTCTGAGTCTTTGTGAAACCCAGGTCTTTTAATAAGTTCCCCTGCATAGTTAAGCTGAACATTCTTTAAGTCGGTCGCAGAGGTCTTTGCAACAGTAAGATCACTCTTCCTGAGTTGAAGGCCTCCGTACTCATATTGCTTGTGTATCATATGTTCAAATATTCGTCAGATACTATCGGTGGATAAGGAGGGTCTTGTGGCACATCCTTAAACAATTCGGTAATAGCTGTACGCTCCTCTGCAGTTAGGGCCGATGATGCGCTAAGATCTTCAGATGAATCTACACCCTGAACCATTCGCTCAACGAGACTTGTTAGAAACAATTCACATACGTCTGGAAACTCTGATTGAGTGGTAGTGCGCTCTCCACCGACGATGTAATCAGTGTTAAATACATTAGATAAATCACTCGTTGTTGTAATAGTGTGTTGTGACCCAACAACTGACTCGCCACCTATTTCTATTTTTTCACTTTTGAATACCCCATACTTGTCAACCACGCTCAGATAATCATAGTAGTCGGATACCTTGAGTCCCGCCGACTGTAATGAGGAAAATATAATCGAGTTGCTTGTTGTGGATGAGACACTCCCAAACCTGGGCCCTACATCATGAAGCTTCTTTACGTAGATAAGTCTCGCCGCGCCGATGTTATTCCCATTAGGGATAGGAGAGAAAATAATTTGATTCCCTCTGATAATGTATCCAGAACCCCTCCTTCTTTCAGGATTTATTAAGGACTTGGCAGGATACCATCTATCAGAGCTAGTGCTGCTTCGTATATCCACGAAGTTGATAGCACTCGTGGCAAAGATATCTGCAGGTAAATCATAAGATTCCTTTCCTGCTTCAAGGGCCATTTCGAGTTCTTGGGAAAAGATCTCATGCCTTGGATTACTCTGAATAATCGCATTCTGCATGTGCCTCTGACCATCGTTGAAGTACACCGCCAAATCAAGATCATTAAACCTATTAGGGGTTAGGTTATTGGTATTGAATCTTACTTTATTTATAAGAAAATCAATCCTTCTCATCTAAATCCTTTAAGAGTAGACATCAAACTCGTGATGTTCCCTTGTGCTTTTTGCATGGCCACTTGTCGTTTATTTCCCATGGTCATATGGTCTGCCACCTGTTCGTTACGCTTCTTCCTTTGAGCATCGATTGCCCCTACAACAGCTTTTGCAGGCCCTTTAAGCTTGGAACCTAAAGATCCGCCAACGCTCTTATCATTTCCCGTTGTAACCGCTTGAACCTCTGCCCCGGCACTCTGCTTGACTGCCGCATCAGACATAGATTTTTGCTTTTCCTTGGCCGCTTCCGCCGCCTCTTCTTTTTTCTTTTTGTTGCCCATCATTTGGGCCCCCATCGCCATTAGTGGTATCATTAGATCGCCTCCTTATTAGAAACCCAAACATTGAGTTTCGCTTCTCCTGACTTGCTCTCTGATTCTACCCTAAAGCACTTGAAATATACATGTGCCAAGTTCTGAACCAGATTACAAGATTCTGTTGTGGTTAATGTTACCTGAGGAATCAGAAAGTAATCCACGCAATTAACTGACCCAAGCACCCTGAATTCAAGTTCACAGGCCCCTGTACATACTGCAACGGTCTGAAATGTTATCCCATGGGAAAACATGTTCTCGTAATCCCTGGTGAAAGTTGTCCCATTTACTGCCTCATCGATAACTAAATGCCATCTCTTGTAGACGTATTTCTGACTAGTTTTCTCTTCTTCTAATATCGGACTAATTGCTAATAATTGAGTCGAAATTAGCAGTAAAAATAAGTATTTCATATTATATCCCCAATAACGCCTCAAGGGCGTCAATCCGGCTTTCAAGGTTGCTCCTGCTGGACCCCTTGTCCGCGGGAAGGCCTTCCCCCATGAGGCTCATTAAATCCCAGTCTAAGCTAACTGCTCCTGGTTGGAAATTAATTCTCACTCCATAGGCAGCTTGGGTGAATCCTGACTGAGCTACCCCGTCGTATTCTTTGTACCCTTCGATTGTCGCCCATGTTGGGTTATTCAATGGGTAGTGATTGAGAATCTCTACATATTTTGTTGGCTGTGGGATAGGTATATCAAGACTCATAGTCGTTACCGCACCTACGTTGGGACCGGAGCCCCCTGTGTCCAACAAGGTAACAGAGTATGAGACAGAGGCTCCTGCTTCAAGCGGACTACCGTCTATTCTGTATTGGTAGAATTTGGCCGGATCATCTGTCTGAGTGAAAGTTAGTATTGAACCAGGGATCGCCCCTAACAGCTCGGACTCTCTGTTCGTTGTATCTAGATCGACATCACAGACCCTGACAATGGTTTGTTGATTGTCCCTGCTCCAATTGGAAGGACATACAACGTCACTTTGATCGGTCCCACTATAGGTCCACCCTCCCGTTACATTTAAAGCCGCACCAGAGTTAAGTGCCTCTAAAAAAACACCGTAAACCTGTCCAGGCAAAACGAGGACATTGTCTTGTTTTATTCTCGCCCATTCGCCGGGGCTTAATAAAGGGGAGTCTATTGTAGACATTGTTGGGTCGTCTGGATCTGACCCGTTAACAAAAGTTATTCTGTATGTTATATCAGGGCCTACTTCTGGGGACCAAACATCTACTGATTTCACCCACCCACCTTTATTGAATGTAAATATGCTGCCAACACCAACAGCGGCAGCCTCACTTTGAACCACCCATGTAGGAGTAGCAGTCATGCTATCACTAGCTGATCCAATTTCTACTGGTCCGGCCCTATCGAGTGTGTCCTTGTTGGCAATCATAAGCCATTGATTGTCTCGAACTACATTGTTCTTCTTGTACGCTTGAGAAGCCCAAGGGCCCTTCCATAACATTATGTCGGTAGTGCTTATGCCTGAATCGGTTACAACTTTTCCTGTCGGTTCTGAAAATACTGGGAAGTTGTCGGGGGTAACACTGATGTCGTTGTTACTTACATCGCCCTCTATATCACCAATTCTCACATGCAATACCCCATCTACAGGATGGTTGTTCAAAACAATTCCAGCGTAGACAAGCCTATTAGGAGGTATCGGCTGAATATTTGTGTACACCCCAGGGGTCGTTGTTAAAAACAAAACATCGCCCTCTGAAAAGGCTGAGAGATCAACATCACCTACGTTCCCTTCCGAGGTTACATACCCATTGGTATTGTTTGGAATATCATGAGTTGCTACCCCAAATACGCCTGATTCGTCTTCTAAGTCTGACAGTGCCACTGATAGCACTTGTCCCGATGTTCCTATTATTTTTACCGGCTTCCCGTTCTCTATCGTTGCCCCTGTTTTGTTTTTAACCTCAACAATTAGCTCTTCACCAACATTTAGAGTCATGTCCGCTACGTCGTTATAAAAAGAAAGGGAGGCTGATTTTCTGTCGTAGAATAGCCTCGCTTCACTATATGCAGGAGCAGGGCTTTGAGGAATAAAATCAATCCAATCTATCTCGCCAAGTTGAGGAGTTTGAACACTTGCCCATTCAACTACCCCTAGTCCATTAGTTACAAGAACCTCGTTTAGGACCCCATCTGATGTTGGGAATGCATAAGGAGGTGACATCAAAGAAGACCCTGTTGTATCCGCCCACAGAGCAGGAGAATACAAGGTCGAAGTTGCAGGACCTGCAATCGTGCCAGGATCATAAGTTACGAACTGGCTGCACATCTGTGCCTGGGCACTAAAAGAGAGAAGCAGTAGGAGCCACTTCATTTTTTAAGTAGCTCTGTTTTTATCATCTCTCTTGGTGACTCCACATAGATTTTAAACATGCGGACTCCTCCGACAATTAAGAGGATCAAGATGAACGCATACAAGTATGGGTTCTTCGCTAATGGCTTCATTAGGTTTGCTATTAATTCTTTCATTATGGTCTCCATGAGAACGTCCAAGTTCCTGTTGAATCTCCTGCATTGCATACTCCATTATAGGAGACTGCTATCTTGTCACCCAATACAACCGGTATGTTCGCGACTGAAACATTCATATGCGAACTTGCGGATGCAGGGGGTTCGGCCTCGTTCGATTTCGCCAAAGTGACAACTGACCCTAGCCCTCCACCAAATTCTACTTGTAATGCAATAGAAAGAGGAGTTGCTACATTAGGATCAGCACAAGATTCTACTGTGTAGGCCGCAGACAAGACACCTGTTTCTTGAGCAATCCACTTCCAATCGTCTCCGGCCGTCCCTGCTAGAAGTTTACCGCCCGCCACCACTCCATTCGTAGTGCTATGAACAGTCCCATAAGAAACAGTTTTATTATTTGTCAAAAATAGGTTCCCCGTCTGAGAAAGGACTTCAAGCTCAGGTGTAACTCCTGTTGTGCCCCATTCTAACTCCGTAGGTATTGCAGAGACTTTGAGGACTTGTCCTTCAATCCCAACAGCAGAAGGAACAGAATAAAGAGTATTAGAAATAGTTCTACCGTCTTCGGCCGCATAGATGGCGATATTGTTTGTGATGGTTACTGGAGCCGCAGCAGTAACTCCTTGGACTGTGACCGCGACAGCTAACCCAGTAGTTACCCCGCTTTGATCAACTGCCTCGCCGTAGTATTTATTTGAAAAAGTGAATGTAGGGTCTGCCCAACTACCGCTAAGTCCAGGTGAAAAATTCTGGATGGCGGTGAGAGTCGCTGCTCCTACATCTGCGGAAGTAGAAGCCCCCGAAACATCAACCCTTATATAGGTAAATGCCCCTATACTTGGAGGAGAGTCTGCTCCTGAAACATCATACCAAACAACCTCAGTTCCTATAGTTGTGTCTAGTGTGAAATAAAGCCCTGTCATACTCCCCGGGGCCAACATGGTACTCGTAGTTGTCTCAATATTATCACCATCATCCCTGCCTTGGAGCATAGTATACTCTGCGACGCCACTGGCCCCTGTGTAGGTTGCTGCTCCATAAATTCTTCCGTCATGTGCCCAAAGGACTATAGTACTCCCGCCCCCTATGTTCGACCCCGTGTATCTCGTAGTGCCGTCCATAGCAGCTATCATCGCTGTTTGTATATCGAGCTGACTTGCGGACGCGCTTACATCTATTTTTATGTAGTTAGTGACCCCGGGACCATCATCGACAGGTTGGCTATCGGACCCCGTAACATCCCACCAGAATACATCTGAGGTGGTGGTGTCGTCTGGGAACCGCCTAAAGTATTCACCGCTTAAAGAAGCGGTAGTGCTAGGGAGCCCCACTGTTATGTTTTGATTGACGGCCGATGTTCCTACCATAATGTCGAGCACAGCGGGGGCACCCCCGTAAGAAACGCTTCCACCAGCGGCACCCCAATAAAGGCCCGCATTGTTTCCGGCAGTGTGTAGGACGTATCCACTGGGACCATCATTTAGCCAGGTGGGGCTGTTTGTTCCGTCAGTCTGAAGGACAAGACCGGACAAACCACCGTCCGAAGGGAATCCCCCCGCATTTGCGAAGACCAGGGCACGTGAAGAGTTGGCGCTATTCACTACGGTCAGGATTTGTCCGTCGGTACCAATGGTTGTTGGTATTCCGTAAGACAGGGAGTCTATAACCTGCCCTGTGTTGTCGGCGAAGATAGCAAACTTCCCTTCTACGTTATATGTTGGAGCCCCTTTTTGGACAAGGCTCGTTGAGAACATGTCGTTATTAGCGTTTGTTGAGTTCTGTGTGTATTCGGTGAACGGGTTAAACGACAGAGTTTCCTCTACCAAGAAGCTCATTCTAATTGTTTCAGATGCCGTTCTTGAGACGATCCACGGAACGAATCCGCTTAGCGGATCCGCATACCCATCCAGACTCTCAAAAAATAAATCGACATTGACGGCAATGCCCTCTGGATCACTGGGGTCACCTTGCGATCCGATACAAGAATTAGAAGTGATATTAGGGGTTATTGCATTACAATAATCTTGAACGTTTTGCTCCCAATTCGAATCCATCCCTGACATATTAAGGCAGTTCTTATTATAGCTATTCAGACGAGTATCACCGCTTCTCCTGTATGTAATGGCCATTCCATCGGTAACGTTCCCCACAGGCTCCACCCCACATACATAGCCCTCAAGCCAAATTATATCCCAGATCTCCCTTTGATTTGTGGTTGAAGTGGCAAGACTTGTTACATCCCCACCACCACCTAAAGAGACAGTTTGGTTTTTCCATTGAGTGGTAGACGCTTCATAAACTAAAGTCTGCCCATCTACCGGAGTGGCAAGGGTTACATCAGTTAGATCATTTAGGGCCCCACCTCCACCGCCGGTGGGCGTGTTTATCCAAGATAAGTTTCCACTCGCATCGGACTCTAATATTTGATTTGCCACTAAAGGCCCTGCCGGAGGTAGAGTTAGAAAATATTGCCCTGTCATAGGGTTTGGAGGTTGAATAAGAATCTGACCACCCAGACCGTTAAAAATTAGCATAGGTTGTGGGATAGCTTCACCGTCGCCAATGACAACCGCGGCCCAATTGCTCTGTGCTTCTAAGCTCACTACGGGAGTACTTGTATCGCTATAAAGTCTTATATCTGTTTTCTGGTCGTTATCCTTATCCGTAGTAATTCTCACACCGGCCCAATCTCCGCCAACGCCAGTTATATCCGCTAGAAAGTTATACTGAGCGACAGCCCCTGGAATGTAAGTTGCCCTACCGCCATTATCTGAAATCAGTTTCCCTGTAGTAGCATCAAAAAATGCAAATGAGTTAACCACAGCACTTGCAGGGCCTACAACGTCTCCGCCTCCGCCTCCGCCTCCACCTTGAAGAGTCCAATTGAGCGTAACTCCAGAATCCGTTTTAATGTACATTTCTGCCGTGCCAGACCTAATGTATACATCTCCCGCAATTCCGTCCTTAGCGACCGCCGAGGGGTCGTCTGTGTCGCCTGTGATATATCTATTTAAAGATGGTGAGAACTGAAGGCTATCCTTCAAGCATTTCACGCTACTTCCCGCAAAAATACAGGCATCTGCCTTGGAATCAAAAGAGAAGAGAAGTATGAATATGGCCGCTGTGAAAATAAAGTTTTCTTTTTTCATCGTTATCCTACGTAGTTGATAATGTTTTCTCCGACATCCACAGTGGCAATACCTATGGCCCGAAGAGATAGTCTAGAGTTTGCTGGTATACTCACCGCTATATTGTTATTCCCCCCTGGGAAAATATATAGTTCATGAACTTCTGAAGGAGCGACCCCCACACCTAATTCCAGGGTGTATCCTGCGCTATCAAATATCTGAATTTCTGTTATTGCTTTCGCCCCAGTGTCAGCGACGATTTGAACCCACGCTCCAGTGGTTACATTGGTTACGCTATAATCAATCCGGCTTGTTAAAACTACATCTTGAGCGACCGAGGAGGCTCCGGAAGTATTCACAAGAAGAATCCCGTTTACATCTGTTTGCAGCCAGACAGTAGTGTTATCAGCGTTGGTTGGAAGAGATGCATTGTACTTGGCAACCTTGCTATCTCCTGCGACACCACCACTCGCCGCGGCGGCAACAGATGAGTATCGATATACGTCGAATGTTCCGCCAACAATATTTAATGTGGTAGCGGATCCTATTGTGAATGAATTGGCATCACTCACCCCTATGACTGCGACCTCAGCTCCGACTAGGGCCGTGGGGGTAACAAACTTAATCATGTCGCCGACTCGGGCCCCGTGGGCAGTCGATAGGATTATATTGCCTGCTGACCCGGCTAAAATCGTGTGACTTGTTGAAAATTCACTCGCTGTAATCGAGATGACATCCAGGGCGTGCCTTTTAGCGGCAACTGGTTGAAGGGTGGCGTAGTTGGCCGTAAGACCGCCACCTTCAAGTAATTTATCGGATGTTGGAAAACCTTTTATAATGCTCATGATCTACCTCCCCTCCTTATTGGGTTCTCAGTGTAGAGAAATTTTAAATGTCGTAAGAAAATTCAGAACCGACAATTCTAAGTAATAAATCTGCGTCTGTTGGGGTTGCTCCTGTGGCGATATCCCAACAAGTAATCTGGACTGTTGAGGCGGTCACTGCAGAGACAATACAAATAACTGACGGATCTGTTGACTGAGCAAACGCTATTACGTCCCTAGCGAACGCGCTCCTAAGTGTTATCAAGTAGTCTCCCGTTCCTGTTTTTTTGATTGGAAGCACACCAAACCTATCAAATCCCAATGGCGTAATAGGGTCTGGAAGGGTTCCAGTGACAATAAGAAACATTTCTCTCATTTTAGGTTGTGCTGTTTTGATTGATCTTCTTCGTTCTTTTGACATATTTAACTCCTGTTACCCTGTCTAGGGGTTGAAAAAAAGGTAGGAACTAGGGGTGAAGGGGCCGTAATCCTAACCCCCAGAACCCTACCAAGGCTAACTACAGAGTAGTTAGATTTGTTAATACTCCATGAGCAGTTGGTGTGATGAAGTTCTCATAGTATCCACCGTATCGAGCTGAATAAGCATCGATCCCAGTTTCTCTAAGGAAAACTGTTCCATCATCGTCAAACCACCCAAAATCTGGTCTGTGATGACATTCAATAAAGTTGTCATTTAAGAACCAAACTTCGTCTTCAGGACAGAACCTATCTACAAAGATTCCAATAGGGCCACGGGTAGACATGAATTCCACACCTTGGAATGACATATTACCTTTAAGGTTTCTATTAGGAAGATTGTAAACTTTCTGATCCTCTAGAAGGGCCAGAATTTTTCTGAACTGATTATAGTGAACCATAATCATGTTTGGAACTTTACCGAATGTTCTTTCTACATCAAGCATAACTCCATTCATTAAATCAGTAGTAACACCTGCTCCACCGGCATCAGAAACCAAGGATTCCCATCGTCTTTGGATGCCAATATTATAAAGTGTCCCTGAACCGGCGATCGAATAATCTTTAATCGCTTTAAGTCCAATTGGATCTGTATTGAATGACCCTTGCATAACAAGTGCATCTGTAGCTGACAGCGGGGTTGAGGCCGAATCAGTGGCAAGAGTTGCAGACGTTCCAACTAGAGATACCGTTTTAGCAGCATCGTCAACGGCAACAACTTCTAAATAAGAGTTCGAATCCTCATAACCACCCGTCGCAGGAGGCCCTGCCGCGTAAGTGTTAATCATTTGAACAAAATCTTTTTCTTCGAAATTTACCGAGTTGAAGTCCTGCCCAGTACCATCAAATGAAACTACATAAGGAGTGGCCAATGTACCCGAACCAGTAACATTACTTGCAGAAGCAGATCCAGATGCTAAAACGCCGGAACCATCTCCGAAAAGAATTCTTGAAGCGTTTCGCATATAAGACTCAACAGTCTTTCTAACAGTTTCTTGAGTTGCCTGAACAAATGCACCGGCATTGTTTGCAGAAGCTTTAATGGCCTCTCTCTCGATCTCACAAGTAGCGTATACACGCTTAGATGTGATAACCGCACCTTCGTAGATACCGGCATTTGATTTAGGAAGAGTTCCTGAACCGACACCACCACTAAAAGACATAGGAGTGGCAACGAACCGTTGCTTACCCGTAAAGTCATATCTCTTCTTAATCCTACCCTGGAGAACATTCTCCGAGTTGTACATGTTTGCCGACTTTTTATAGTAATTAACCTTAAATAGGTTAGTCTGATCGGTCATATTAAAACTTGTCATTTATTTCTCCTAGTTATCCACGATGGGTCTTTCCATAATGGTCAAAATCATCAAAGGACTCTATTGAATCCTCCTTATTTCTCCCTACTTTTCCTGATGGCCTAGAAGTCTCGTAATAACCTTCGACTGCATTTGCCTTCTTGTTCACCCGTCTGGATGAAGAGGGTTCACCAAAACTCTCTGCCAATACGTTCCTGATTTCTTGTTGTGTGATTTTGGGGTCTTCGATAATCGTTTCAGCGATAGCTCTAACAACCTCATCATCTTCAACTAGCTCTGGATCAAATGCCTCTACTATCCGCTCGGCCTCTTCAACCACAGGATAATAAGCTGCATACTCCAAAACCTCATCGGAATTCATGTCACCGGGATCGGTTCCTAACTCCAACAAATCATTGTAAGCATTGACGAACTCGTCTTCACTAACACCAAGGGCTTCTCGTTGAGCGGTGAGGTCGTTCATGAAGGCTTCTGTTTCTTCACTTTCTCTCTCCACTTTACCAACATTCGCTTGTTGTTCTCTCAGATACTCGTTCTCTTTCTCAAGGAAGTAACCCTTCCTCTCGGTATCCGACATCAACTGGAGGTTTTCGACCTCTTCTAGATGATGACTCAAGATACTCTTATAGTAATCATTACGGTTTCTGCCAGTCATGTCTAGTAAATAATAAACTGCGTCCATTGGATTTCCATCAGGGTCATCCAATAGATCTGATATATTACCAAGGTGGTCAAGTAATTCACCCCGCTCTTCTGTATAAGCGTCCATCTCTTCTTGGAGGACTCCCTCTCGCTCCTGAATTTCTTCTCCCAGCTCATTATTCTTCGTGATGGAGGAATAGGCATCTCTCATTTCACTAAGAGGCACATTCATAAATTTGCCATCAACCTTAACTCTAACCTCGGCATCTTCGTCGAATTCAACTTGTTTATCGCCAATACGACCCTTTACTTTACTGCCACCCCGGCGATTAGTCCTTTCCTCTCTAGTTGTCTCAGCTTCTTCTCTTTGTCCTTCTTCGCTCTCCTCTTCTCCTTTATCGTCACTTTCCTCTGGGCCTTCTTCTTGTCCTTGTCCCTGAACTCCTTCATCCGTAGCCTCCTCTAGTTGGTCTGTTTGGTTTATCTCTTTTGTTTGGGGGTTGATTTCTTCTTCCTGAGGCGTATCGAACGCCTGAGGGTTAACTGCCTGAGCGTTGTCGAAAGTGTCGAGGGCTTCCATTGCCCCTCCTGTTGAATCTTTTACTAATGCATCCATGGTAGGTTTCTCCTGTTATTGACCGGCCGATTGACCGTATTTTTCTACTTGTTTATTTTCATGTGCTACGTCCGGTGGCGTAGGCATCGGTTCAGGGTTTTTACTGCCTACTCCTCCTGAAGGGTCTCCGGCAGGTGGGCCCTCTCCGCCCATTCCCATCCGAAGACTTTGGACATCCTCGGGTGTTGGCGATTGATCTGGAGTGAAGAACAACGGATATGTGTCGTATTCCTGCAGTTTCATCGCAAAAAGCTGATTTCTTTCCGCCCTTACGGACATTAATCCCTCGACAACCGTTAGATATGCAATGATGTTCTCTTGTGTTTCAGAAGGCACGCTTTCTTTAAAACTTCTGGATTGCAGCTCTCTCAAAAAGATATCATAGTAGATCAGCAGGTCATCAAAGATTTGTGGTTCTGATATTTCCTCTCCACTTAGTAGGCCCTCCAAAGCCGATTTAGCGGCCGTTGCAGATATGGTTGCTGCATTTTTAAAGCTCTCATCTAATCCTAGATCAAGAGCTTGTACAATTTCATCACGCTTGAATACAGGGTCATCCGCCGTTGCCTGATTCAAATCGATTATGGTTGATATTCGTCCTGTTTTAGTGTCTGGAAGGGCCGATTGATTCAGAACCTTCACATCATGACAGACGGAAAAGTCTACAGTCTTCATGTCCTTAATCATAAACTCATTGTCTTTTCCAAGAATGTGAACAGTTCGACCGTCCTCCGGTTGGTAAAATTGGGCCATCCGGCTCAACATCATCCGATAGATCTTCCTGATCCTCGAGTTTCGCTTGGCGATCCCACGCGAATCCCTCTGACTCTCTTGCTCGTCTAAGAACCTTAGTGCAGAGTTTGCTGTAACCCCTGGAGGTGGGTCTCCTCGTGATATATCGTAAACAGCCGATAACTTTGTAATATATTTCTCTAAGGTTTCTTGATATTGAAATATTTCAGCTCCTGTTGGGTTCATGGCAACTAACTGAGGTGCCTGAGGCCCTGAGTACTCCACAACTACAAACTCATTATTCAAGCTAGAGACAGAACAGGCCCCTTTTGGCATCATCCACTTAGGGGCGGATCCTATTCCATGGTTCCGTGCTATCCCAGAAGAGATGTTGTTAAAATGTCTTTGAAGTTGCTCGATATTTGAAATGAAGGACCGCCCGTAAAACTCCTCATAGACATCTATATCGGTATCAGGGACACAAGGAAGCTCCCCATCGTCATACGGGTGAGGCCCTTCATAAAGAATCACATCGGTTGTGGATATAATATAGGCTCCACTAGGAAGTAACTCATTCTTTTTATAATAATAGTATCTGATAAGGCAGTGATTCTCGTACTTAGTAAATCGTAAAGTATCGTAATCAAAATAGAGACTGTCAGCAGTTTCCTGGATATCATTTTTGTGCTTTGGCCACCTAGCTCGAGCTTCTGTTACATGCATCCATTCGTAGTAGAACAGATCATTAACATCTTCCCATTTCGTTTTACTAGGTTCCACGAAGACTCTATCAGGGCCGTAAACAAAAACATCCACATCCCCAACTCTAACAGGTTTATCTAACTTCCCTACTTTTTTCCCAGATGCATCTGTGTGGGTCATTCCGTCCTTGTACTCAGGATGTACCGGCCCTACATTCTTATCCCATGCGACGAATGTAAAAGAATGGCCAAAAGTAAACAGAACCTGGTCTCCTTTCGTTATCTTGTGGTCTATGTCTATTTGGTCTGCTCTGTTGTCGAGTAACAACTTCGCAGCTTTTGAATTGTTAATGTCGGACTGTTGGTCGGTTTGCGGGACGACTGCAATAGCAACTTTATTCTTACCCCGTTGGGCCATCTTTGCTTGAACCATTTCTTGGACGAAATTATATACTTGCTTCGGTTTTCGAACAGTTTCTTCAATATCCCTAGAGCTGTCTCTAGTGTCTTGGGTTCGCCATTGGATCCCTTTGTATAGTGCATGATATCTCCTATAGACATATAGTCTTGATTCTGCCAGACGCAGACGGTTCTCAAATGCCATGTTTAGCCAATCGAGAGTTTCCATCGGCTCTAACCTAGATGCAGTTCCATCCATCCCCGCACCCAATAGATCTTCAGCTTGCCTGAATGGAAATGGAGCTATCTCTTGATATTCACCTAGATTCTCGCTCGAGGAATATTCATCCCAAGCGTTATTAGACATAGTCATGCATAATCCTCACCATCCAGTAGTTCTGGATGAAGTTTTTGTAATAGATCTTTTCCGGTAGTGGCCTCAGAATTCTCAACAGGCATGTACTGAACTTTGTGGGTAGAACTTTTCATACCCAAGATTTCAATCAACGCCCATACAGAAGTAGCAAGTGATAGTAGCGAAACCATGAACACAACAATGATCAGTACTAACAGCTCCATCAGAAGGATCCTTTTTTTCCGTTGAGTCCTTCTGATCCTTTGTGCTTAACGTACTCGGATGAACCTCCGGTTCCCATTGAACTTTTGGATTTCGTTCCTGACTCGACTGAGGAATATCTGTTAGCATCGTCCATCCTTTGAGCGTTATGCCCGTGAGTAATCCCTGATAAGGCATCTTTCATTCTAGTGAATCCTGCGAACACTCCCTTCTTGTCTCCTGAATTCTTTGAACCGTCTAGGCCTGAGCCTTTGGCCCTTCCTTCAGGACTCATTGATCTTACATACTTGTCTAATTTTGACATCTTCATAATACTACTCCTTATCCCAATAATCGTTAATTTGATCCGTCGAATATGAACTCTTCTCTAAGATCTCTTCGCTATAAGGCTCCTTCTTTACAGGGCCCCTCTTCTTTTTAACCATATTAAAGGCAACCCTCTGACGAAGATTGCGCTTCATAATTTCTTTTCTCTTGTCGCCTGAGTTTTTTACCAGACGCTTTGGAATTTTTCTAATCTTCATGGGTTTCCCTTTTCCACCTTCTGAGATGGTCCTGTGTAGCTAGGGGTGAATGTGCGGCGAGGGCCAGAGCTTTGGCCCTTCCTTGGGCCTATACCCTGGCGCCGCCTAAGTAAGTTTAAAACACGAGTTGTCGTCTTGCCAATCTTTTCGCCACTAGCGAATTTTCGCCGGTTTGGATCCATTTCAAATCCCTCGTTGGCATTCTCTTTATACTTCTGTTCTCTTTTTTTAAGCTTCATAATATTCCAATAGACCCTTGTTAAATGGATCTCCTTCATGACCTGTTATTTCTATAATATCATCCTCATATTTATATGCCCTCCAGTCACTCTTCCTCTCCATCCGTTGACCAGGGATAGAGTAGTAATGGGCAGTATTAAGTATATAGCGAAGATCATCAAGTAAGTGATCGTTCTCTTTAGGTATTCTGCCGTTTTCATCTTTCCTGTAATTGCGGGCCTCCCAAAACATATTGGGACAGTTATCCGACATCACGAGTAGGTCTTCTATTAACAGCTGCTTTATTAATGATAGCTTCATTTCTTTATTTTTCAAATCTTTCGTACACGGAAAGATAGCTTCACCGAATTCCATCTGAATCTCGTTCTGAAACCAGGCGGCTGCATAATCGTATATCTTAATCCAGTCGTCATCTATGGGATTTATGGCCCTCATTTTTTCGACGGCTCTTCTCCAGATGGCTTTTGATGTGGCCTTGCCTTGCTCTTTTTCGTAGATCTCATCCAGGATAAATATCCTCTTGGTGTACTTATGAATCGCCAACATGAGGACAGCGAAGCAACTAGTAGTACCAGGGTCGAAGGAACAATAATAATCATAATCTTTACGACGTTTGCGAATACCCAGCATAATTTCCGAATGAGGTTTGACATGTTTCTCCGAGTCCAGCATAGGGAATATAAATTTCTGCCCGCCAAAGATGATGTTGGCCATATATTCTCTTTCCCAGATATCTAGTTCTCCCCTTTGGATAAGGGCCTCTTTTTTGTCCATCAAGTACTCGTGGGAGATATGTGGATTTCTCATTGATGGCATCTTGAAGTAGGCCTTCGAGGGGGATCCCTGACACTCTTTGGAGAGTTTTACGTATAGATTGTCCTCGTTGTCTGGAGGGGAACCGACTACCAAGAGAGGGGCCGATTTGGCCAAAAGATTTGGCTCCATTACTTCCCAAAAAGAATCCTTAACATCTTTCAGTTCATCAAGAACAACAAAATGAGGATTAAGACCGGCCACTGCATGGGCGTTATCACATCCCTCAATTTTTATAAATGAACCATTTGCAAACGTGACCCGATAGTCACCATTGTTAAACTTAATTCCATATTTTTTTCTAATTGATTCAGGAAAAAACTCCTGCATATACCTAGGATGCCACACGATCTCTGCGGCCTGTTTTAGGTAAGGAGCAAAATAGTAGCAAGCAGAATTAGGGAAGCACATAGCATACCTAAACAGGGCATAAATAGCGAAGCACGTTTTTCCGAATTTTCTTCCACACTGTACAAATACCATGCTAAGGCCATATCCGAAAAGGGCCTTTCCAATAAGTACTTGTCCCGAGTGCGGCCTAAAATGTTCATGTATGTCCTCCAAGACAGCGGCGTAGTAATTAAGTGAATCGATTTCACCACTCATTTATTTTCTTCTCCCCACTCCAAGTATATCCTGAGGCCGTCTAATAGCTAAGGCACCAGGGCCGGCACCACCGCTTCCACCCTGTCCTTTATATCTTGACTTGGTTCTTTTTAGCATTTCTTTTAAAGTTCCTTTTCCGGGGTAAACTTTTCTCCCATACTTGGAAACCTTATCAACTCTTTTAATATTTCTATCAAGCTTTCTCTCTTTAATTGCAGGCACATCTATTTCCCGAGGATGAGACTCGTGGTACATCCCTCTATTTTTGCTCTTAAAGATCGTTTTTGGGTCTTTCTTTTTCCAATTTGCCTGACGTTTTTTCCTTGATACTTTTTTACTCGGGTCCTTTTTTTCTGCCTCGGCCCTGGCCTCTCTCTTTTTTTTGTTTTGTCTTTTATGAAATTCATCAGGAGACCCAAAGCCTAAATCTCCCACACCTCTTGTTGTTCTCGACTTGTGTCTCTCAGCACTATCTCGAACCTCATCCCTCTTAGCTATAGTACCCTTCGCGACGTTTGGGTTGACGCCAACATTGGCCCTTTTATATCTAAGTATCTCGGAGATATGGTTTTCAGCCGCCTCAGGGGCACGATGTCTCACTTGTGCGGCCTTTAAATCTGGCCGAGTATTAAGGGGGTCACTTACTGAAATGACCTTTCTCAAAGGCCTATTACCCTTCTTCCCTGTCACAGGATCTACAGGTCGGTTTCCACCAATGGCTATTTTTTTTATTGTCCTAAAAACATCTCGTCCAGTCTTGCCAGTGTCCTCTTTTTGTTTCTTGTAGGTCTCCATAGACTGGTGAGATGGCTTTTTATATCCTGCCGTCTTGGCAAGCTCTCTAGACACCCTAGTAGATGCGGTTCTTCTTGGGGACTTCCTCATCTTCTTGGCGGCGGCATCGGACGCCCGCAGGGCCCTTTTAAATGGTTGCCTCTTTACTTCCTTGTCAACTTTCTGAAGCTCAGTAAGACCAAGTTTTTCGCCCTTGGTCTGATACCTCTTTCTTAGACCGCTTCTCATCTTTGTACGCTTTTTAGTGTAATCTTCTGCGAGCCCCATTATTTAACCACCTTTAACTTCGGCCTATAGTTCCCGATAATATGTTCTAAATAAAGGAACGTATCATCGTGATTTTTTACTCTGAACCCATGAGCGAAGAACATATCCAATCTATCAGTGGATCTTTCCATGGTTAAGTTTACGCCACAAGTGAGTTTCTTTTTACCTAGTTCTATGGCCCTATCCAGGCAGGCATGGAACAACCTAAGTCCTACGCCTGTCCCCCGAACTCCTTTTCTCGTAAAGAAGTGGTAGATGAAAAGAAAATCCTCCCCTGTTTGATAAGCAATAAACCCATCGTCCCCGGCGTAGATCACATCATCGCAATCCCAGTACTCCTTCCACCATTCTGCATATGTTACGGCAAGTTGGTTCATCTGATTTTACCTTCCTGTCTCAGCTTCTGCCGACCAAAAGCCTCTGCCGGAGTTAAGGCCCCGCTCGGAACTTTCTCAAGGGGAGTCTTCACTATCGGTTTCGGCCCTTTCGGCAGGGAGGTCTCGCTTACTTTCTTCGTACTCACTTTCTTCTTCTTCATAATCAATTCTCCTTCTTCCTGCATACATGGGGTCCGATTCGATTATCTCAATAATCCTCTTTGGAGAGTAGTTGATCGACTTAATAATATCAGTCGGTCTTCCGTCCTCGAGGCGATTCATCTTATCTAAATTCGTCAGCATACCGGTAAGATCTTTTAGTTCATTTATTGTTAAATTATTACCAGACTCTAGGTGTTGTCTGAGCCCTCTTTGTATTAGTGCCAAGGCATTGGCCTCGGTCTTTAGAAACAAATGCCCCTTTATCATCTTGTACTTTTTTACCGGTACAGAATCAGGATGATTCTTACGAATATAATAAGGGCAGTCCAAGCTACTTCCGGTCTCATCTTCCCCAAAGATAATCCTTCTTACTCTTGTTAACGAGGCCCCTGTTTCTTTTGCTATCATCGTAACAGTCATCTCTTGGGAGATATCATCGTTATCTACGACTTCGGCATAATATAGATTTTCAATCTCTGTATCTAGGTTCACTCGTCATCTTCCTTCTCGAGAACAGGTCTCCTTATGGCACGACCTACTTCTCTCTCTACATAGTTTCGTTTACTAGGGTGACCTCCGCCACCGCCTTTTCCGTACTTGCCACCACGCTTACCGTTCAATACTTTCGGAATAAATTTATCTAAAATCTTTTCAAGCTTGTCTACTCTGGCCGGCCTAAGTCCTTCACGGGACAGCTTGTCTGAATATCTTTTCGAAGAAGTTTCCTTCGCTCTCTTCATTAACCTTTTCGAGCTTTTTGTAACAGTCCCTTTGGACTGCCTCCCATACCTGTACTTCAAATTAGTGTTCCCTAATCCGGTGTCCCCGTACCTCGGGTTATTTTTTATAGTTGTTCCACCCTTCCAGCCTTCGCTTCCCTTGCCATAATCATTGGCCCTATATCTTTGGGTTCTAACCGCTCTCGCTTCATTGCTTTTTTTTCCTGCTTTTCCTAGCATCTTGGCGGCCCTTTTTCCTGTTCGCTTTGGCACCCTCTTGCTTACATAATTAACAGTGTCCTTCGTTATTCTACCACCACGACCCTTTCCGATCATAATAAGTAGATCCCCGAGCCCTCCAATAGAATCAGGATTATTCCTCTTCTTCATCTTTGCAGCTTCCGTTTAAGCTTGCTCATTCTAGGTTTAGCATCAATGCCCCTTATCGGGGTCTGCACCTGCTCACCCAACTGAGGGGTATCCTGTCCTAGCGTATCTTGCATAAATGTATTTGCTTCGGCCCGATCACCGGCCACACTAGAAGGCGTCCATTCGATATTTCCACCCGAAACTCCTGGTTTATAATCAGCAGACTGAATCTGTATACTTCCATCAGGTAACTCTGTTTCTTTTGGTGCGTTTAATTTTTTCTTTAATCTCATCTTAGCAATTGGAGCAGCTATCCCCGGCCCCACGCCTTCAGAACCAGGACGGTTACTAGCTTCACCCCCCACCAGGTCTTTCGACTGATTTACTTTATTTGACTCAATAACTCTCTTCTCGGTATCACTCAATTCGGAAAATGAATTAAATGCATTAGATAAAAAATCTTTATACGTCTTATGGTGCTTCCCACTTCTGAGAAAACCATCCTGAACAGCATTATTTAACTTCAAGGGATCGGTCTTACTAAACCTATCAAGCAATTCATCATTAACAGGCAGACCTGCTTTATTTGCCAGTGCCTTAAGAGATTCATGATCCTTCATAATACTTGAAAAATCATTTATATCTCCACCATACTTACCAACCAACTCTCTCGCATTACGGACACCAAGAACATCGTACATCATCTTCGGGTCTTTCCCGTAAAACGCCCCGATATCTCCGGCCAGTTCAATTACGTAATCATCCCTAAACTTAGACGGATCCTCTTTACCAAATTTCTCCGCCGCCTTATCAAACTGCTCCTGGGTTATCTTGCCCTCATCGAGCTTCTCCTTATATCCGACCATCCCGATCTCACCGTAATTTCCAGGAAAATTAGTATTATCCAGGCCAGCGGTCGATCTCGGAACATCCTTAAGAGAGGCCAGACCCCTCTTTAAATTATTTACTTCATTCATCTAATACCCCGAACTCATTTTAGAACCGTAGAACTGAGGATTTTTATTAGTCAGCTTCTTCGGGGCCCTACTACCACGGACATCAGACGCCACTAACCTAGACGTTCTTTTCTTCGTACTGGCCTTACGGACCTTCTTGGTCTTTTTCTTTTTCTTTTTCTTTTTCTTTTCACTACTACTTAACGAACCACCTAGAACAGACAGCGTGGACTGCGCTTTAGTGGGTCGAACTACATGGGCATCGCCCGTACTATTCCAGGTGAACGCCATCACATACCTCTCTTTAATTTTAATAACATTTTCAGTTTCCTCAATATACCGCCCTTATCTTCCGGCTGCTTCCCGTCACCACCAATCTGTTGGTAATTACCATCAGACTTAGGGGCGGTATCAGGCTTCGAATGAGGGTCTTTTCCAGTTGGTTTTCTACCGGGACTTTCCACGATACCTCTCCTTAACACTTTTAACAGGGGCCCTTCTCACTTTATTCCTATTCTTGTTTTTAATTAGAGCGGCCGTAATCGCCTTCGCTAACTTTCCCATTTAATCTCCCGCCTGAATAGACTGACCAGGGTTCTTGTGAAACTCGTCCATCTTGGTCTGGGCGCGGCGCTTTCTCCGGATCTCGGTCAGCCTCGACGCCCGCTCATGAACAGTTTCCTTCTTCTTCTTCTTTTTCATAATCTTATTAATAGTATCCATTTCAAAATTCTAATCGATTATCATGATACGGGCAATTTTTTAAAACAGGGGCAACCATCCTGTATTCGTGGCAATAGGATCTCGGGACCCCATCTACATCTATATAGCGGCGGTCGATGCAATACTTGAAATCATAAGTGCCACAAGACAACAAGAGAATAAACGGAGAAAAACGGAGAATGTTCATAGCATATACTGTACCAGATTGTGGTTGGATTCGTATGGGACGCAGGGTACCTGAGTGGATTGTTTTTATTCATATATTTGAAAAAAATTGGGGGAGGGGTCTATAACCCCTTTTTGTTTCTCATTTCCCGTGTACCCCCCCCCTCCCCCGGGGTGCAGCATCTCTCTAGCGCAACGAAGCACACCATGCCGCAGATCAGCAAGCAATATGTCATGATACATCACATCAAGTGTTGGCATGATTCATGCATATAACAACGACGCAACAACACGTGGCATCACTTGCATACACAAGTAATTCCATGACTCATAGCTCAGGCCCTCAATCCACATTGACCCATCGAGTCGCGACAATCGCCAGATTTCAAAATATGAAACTTTCGCATACACTGTAATGACTTTCACGCTAGAGTGGTAAGTAAGATTCTGTTATGCTCTGCAATCTTTCATCTGAGGCCATAAAAAAGAATCGCAGTGAAAAACCCCGCTATACATTTTCCTCTCTTTATACGTATATTATTTTTTTTTGTTATAATATAATAATATTAGATACTTACACCACATAAGAATATATTTTTCCAACCCCTTATCGGGGAATTTCACTGCGTTTCTTTCTTGACTAATGAAACCACTTACATTATATTCCTCTTAACACTGATTAACACAAACTTTTAAAGGGGTTTTTACATGTTAGAAAGATTGCAATCGATGGCAACAACACAGAAGGTCACAGCTAGGTTATTGGGTATTAAGAGCGGTTCTAAGCTTCTTGATTCTCCCCTTGCTGATTACCTGAATAATTTAATTGGAAGTGATAAGGATTTATTTACGGCACTTCATAAGTCGGCGGGCATCAGCTCGTCAACCATGAAACAGATATTGGCGGCAACTATATTTTGCCCGCCGAAAAAGAGATTGGAAGGATTTGCGTCAATTATTAATAAAAGGGGATTATAATGCAAAATTTACAGAAAATATTAGGTACGGGAATGAAGACTGAAAAGGGTGAAAGGGCCGGCTATTTAACCGCTGTTAGCTATTTATTACCGAATAAGGATATTTGTAAGGGTAGTTCAAAAGAATGTCTTAAATCTTGTTTGAAGGATTCGGGGCGGTTAGTTATGCCGAATGTTAGAACGGCCATGAAAAGAAAGAGTGATTTATACCAAAATGATATTGATCTTTTTAAGGCAAGTTTAATAAATGATATTGGAAAGCATGAAAAGAAGGCAATTAGAAAGGGATTGATTCCGGTAGTTAGAATTAATGGGACAAGTGACATCGATGTGCAAAGTTTGGGAGTAATTGAGCAATTCCCTAATGTGCAATTTTATGATTATACCAAATTATTTGACCGATATAGTCACGAATCTAATTACCATTTAACCTATTCTTTTGATGGTCATAATTTAGGGGAATGCGTGAAGAAACTTATGCAAGGTTTAAATGTTGCCATGGTTTTTAATTGTGATGAGTTACCTAAATCATATAAAGGTTTTCCGGTTATTGATGGGGATAAAGATGATTTAAGGTTTCTCGATGGTTTTGGCGCAATTGTGGGCCTAAAAGTTAAGGGTAAAGCGAAAAAATATGAAAATGCATTTATTATCAATTTAAAAGGGGGGAAATAATGAAGAAATTTACGTGGGGAAAATTCAAGTTCATTTTAATATGTAATGGCGATTCGAGTCTTCTTTATCAGGAAGGCGCGGGTTTGGCCGATCATGTTGGAACTGAAAAAGAGTGCCTAGAATATGTTTTTAATAATTATTCAAGTAAGGGGGACAAATGAAGCTTTATTCATGTAATGGCTTATTATTTACGATTATCGATGAAAATTACGATTATGTTTATTTAAAAGAAGTTGAGTCTGGAAAAAAGGTTCGTGTGACACTTCAGGCATTTGAAGCTTATTACAAACGAGTGGGGGGGGGGAATGATGTACAAAAAGGGAACTAGATTAATTTGCAAGGGTATTGAGTTAATTTACGTGGGATTAGATGAGGAGACTAATGGGCATATGCTTAAAAAGCTTAATGGTAAAGAAGTTGGGCCCATTAGTAAGGGATATTTAAAGGCCCATTACAAGTTTAAAGATGTTTATGAATCACTAAAAAATGACGATAGGTTAGAAGAAATTAACCTATTTGGGGGGAAATAATGAATAGCAATTTATATCAATTAGATTTAAGCCTTTTGACGGCCCTAAAACGTCGTTATGTCCTTTCTAAGTCGATGGCGGATAGAATGCCTGTTAGCGAGATTGAATACATTAAGGCAAGAATCAAACAAGTTAAAAACCGTATTAATAATATGACAAAAGGGGCAAAGTAATGAGCAATGAAATATTTTTCGCACAAGAACTAATCAAGGTATTAAAAAGGCATGAAAACGAATTGACTAGATATTCCGATTCTTGTGTCTGTTTGGATTTGCCGAAAATTAGTTTAATAATATTTGAAATATCTAATTATTATAAAATATCAGGAAGGAAGGTCCAAGATGGTTCGTATAACAGTTATGAAGATCTTTTTAAGATTGTAGATGCGGATAAATGCGAACAATTAAGGGCAATTATAACGCCTGTTTTAAATAGTAGTAAGGCCGAATTAATTAATCTAATTCAAGCGGGGGGTTTGTAATGGGTTTCTCTATTTCGCAAGTAAGAATACTTTTACACCTTGTATCCGATGAATTGGACCAAGGTGTGACTGGAAAATATTCAATTGAGTTAGAGAAAATTCTAGCTATATTAAGGGGGGTTAAGTAATGGGTTTTTCAAGTTATAAATGTGCCAAGTCTAAAAAGAGTATTCCGGCCTATCCTTATGCGGGATTCCCCGCTAAGGCCTCCGAGGTGGTTCTAGTATTGCCCGAGGTTACTCATAAGAGCGTGGAGCTTAATACAGGTGGTAAGGGAGGTGTCACGCTAGGGGGTGGAGTTATCCGGGGTCATTATGACGGTTATGGCCATATTGGTAATGCTGATATCTATGAAGAATTAGGGTGGATTATGTTCTACGCAAGGAATAGGGACGATGCTTTTAAGGGTGATCGTTTCGAGAAGATCCAAGAGGCCGTAAAAATGGTTAGATATGACCATTACAAGGGGCAAAGATTCAACGAGCTTAAAACGTCGGATACCTGCCAATTTCAAGGGTATTTTTACCCTGATCGCTCTAGAAAAAGCATTGAAGATTCTTTAAAAAAGGGTTAATCTGTAACTCCCTTTAAGTTTTTATATCTAGGCCCTCATAAAGAGAAATCAATATGAGGGCCTTTTTCTTTTATTTGTATAGCATTGGATTTGGGACAATTTGAAAGCTCTTTCCTTCCTTTCTGATCTTAATGATATTGTGATCTTCTAAGATTTCCCTGACTGCTTTCCATTGATGTCGATCCCCATACAGTCTTTTATGATAGGTTCCGAAATCTCTTACTGTTATTCCCATTTCAATTTTCCCAGTTCTAAAGTGATCAGATATTTCACGAGAGATATCATAAAAAGGAGCTTTAAAAGCATGGTTAATATTTTGGTAATTGTAATCTAGAAGTTTTATGGCCTTTTCTAGGTAAGGAAGTTCGATATCGCTAAAAGCGATATTTGTAGATACGAATTGAATTAGGTAAGCAAGCTTTACTGCTAGACCGCGGAACTTGCCAACAAAAGAAGCGATAGAATCATTTTCCTCGGCAAGTACTCTTTCCTCTATTTCCTCGAGATATGCCATCATGCGGATATAGGCATTTTCAGAAAGTTTTATTTCCTCACCTGGTTCGAGATTGCTTCCTTGAAAAAATGGGCCCTTTGCTTTTTCTAGTAATTTATTATGGCAAACATCATCAACAATAGCGTGTTTTTTCTCCTCATCAAATACGATAAACGCCCTTTGAACAAAGCCATCATCGACTCTTTTGAGATCGTTTATAATCCTGGAATGCAATACAGATGGCTGTATATTAGCAATGAGTGACCCGCAAAGCTCCTCTATCATGTTGCTTTCTTGCGTCTTGGTTTGGTAAGTGAAGCTCTTATTTCCATCCCATGAGTTCATGACTAGGGTTCTCATTAGCTCATATCCCTTCTTATTGAATTGATCTAGTAGGGTTGAGGCCTCGTTAAAATACATTAAGACGCCATGAGGGTTAGAATCAAATATTTGGAATAGTTTTTCCGGGGTTACTACTTGAGCGATGAACGATTCACATTTAAGGGGTTCATCTACTATTGATTGGCTTACTGCTAGTTCTACGCTTAGGGCCTGTAATTTTTCATCGCTTGGAGTATCCTCGTCGAGTTCCCTTGATAGTTCCTTGTTTATCTTTCTAACCTTTAGTTTTGCTATGCTTTTCATTTCTATCACTTTTACGGCCAATTTCTTTTTTTCCTCGAGTCCTTCTTTATCTATTTCTTCAAGTATGGAAAGAATAAGAGAGGATATAGAGGATTTTTTTCTACCTGATTTGGCTACAAACAGAGTCCAAATATTAGCGGCTTCTGACCATGGATCATTTTTTTTTGGTTTTATTTTAACTTTGTTACCGATAACAGAAGATAGTCCTGTCAGGGCATACATAAACATTGGGCCGGGGTCAACTCCCATATTTCTAGCTGTTTTTTGAATCCATTCGTTCCATGTGTCTGGAATAATATCAACATCAAATTCTACCTTTCCCCCTCCATCTCTTATAGCTGTAGGCCTCTCCCAATCCTCGTTTTCTATGAAATAGTTGAAATTGCTCGGAGTCGGCACTTCTATCTCGTGACCGTTTTTTCCCTGGCCTATACTTTGTAGGAATTCAATATATATGGACATGGTGGTAAGTCTAAGTGATCCGGTTTTTTGATGTTTGGCATATTTTTCGGTGTCTGTCATTAGTGGATTGAACTTGTTTCTGACTCTATCTCTTTCCATGATCTCGTCGACGGCTTCGTCCATTGGTGTTTTGTTCCGGGCCAGACTACTCATGAAGGTTTGCATATCCTGGAATCGGCCACCGTCTTCATTATTTTCAGAGTGTATTAGTGTCAGAGGTTTATCAGGTTCAGCATATTTCCCGATTCTGTTACATAATCTTTCGGCAGTGGCTTCGGTCTGTTGCCAATCTAAAACAGGAAGAGCATCTTTATCTACTGTGGCCAGGTCTTCAAAGAGCCATTTGAAATACATCGGGTCACCATCTTCCGGCTGACTATGAAGAGATGGTGGAATTACTGTATATCTTTTAGAGTAGAATATTTCCACATCAGGAGTTTTCTTTCCTGGTCTAGAGAATTTCCTCATGTTGGAAGTCGGAAGATTTACCCTAGCATCGTATTGATCATACATTCTAAAAAATCTGGTCTCGCCCTTCTCTCCTCTTTTTACACAGGGAGATCGTGGGAGCCCTGCCAGGATTTCGGCATCATCACAGTCGATATCTATGGCCACAAGATTAGAGGCGGTCCCTAGGACTACTCCTATTCCTACCACCTGGCCGTTGTTTCTCCATTGGTCGATGTCTTTTGATGTTGTTAGCCGGTCTGAAAATTCCTGCCAATTAGTTATCTTGCATGCTTTTCCACTGAACCTGTTCTTTGATTTATCCCAAGTCTTCATGGTGGGTATTACAGAAATCTCATTTTCTATTAACTCTTCCATCAGTCCAAATATTGCGTTCCTTGATATCAAACTTTCCCCCCTTTGCTTTTAAGTATTTCTTCTGTTCTATCGTCTATTAGATCAGCGAACTCTATTTCGCAGAATAATCCACAATCAGGTATTATTATTTTTTGATCATGACCCTCACCAGGGATTAAATCTTTTAATGGCTTTTCCTTAATACAGGATCTTCCTATAGATTCCTCGAGTTTGCTCATCTTTTGGAACTGCTCCGGGAAATGTTCTCGGACTAAATTCCAGTAACCTTTTCCGCCTTTTACACATCCAATGCAATTGTTATTTGGGAACCCTAATTTATACATCGCCGGAAGTTCTATTCCTCTGTTCTCGATGATCCCATGGCATCGTGGTTTTGTTATTCCATTTTCTATTAAAGGGAATTCGGCCTTAGTATCCGGGTATTGCTCCACGAATCTAACGGCCCTATTGATTTCTCTCTTAGCGAATTCGAACCCAAATATTTGTCTTTCAAAGTTGGATTCTTTTTCTACTTTAAATCTTAGGTTTTTCTTAAGCTCTAGTGTACATCTTGCCCCGGCAGCTCCATTGATATATCTGGTTTTCTCGATTACATCAAAATGATCTTTGTATTTTCCAGATACTCTTTCTATCTTTTGGCCAAACCATTCCTCACATTCTTTTATAAATCTCTCGTTGTCCGGGTGAGCAGATTCGATGTGAAAGTAAATTATCCGGACGTTGTCATATTTTTTTAGTGCTATTTTCGTTGCAACTGCAGAAGTTACTCCTGCTGAGAACCATGCTATTGTTTCCATAAAACTCCCTTATTTGTTTAATTACTTGATTGCTCTCTCTGGCCTCTATGAAAAGACCGTCCTGGTCTTCCACTAAACTCTTCATCCCTCTCTGCTCTTTCGATAAAGTACCTGTCCCTGTTTTCACTTCTATGCAGATGAAAGTCAGCAACCCATTCACCGGAAGAGAAGCGAACAAGTCGGGCCATCCTTTTCTCCCAATCTTTACATGACGGTCCTGTCGGTTTCGAAATAAACCAACATGCTGTGGGTAGAAACGAATATCCGGAAAAGCTTTTTGCACTTCGTGGCATATCTCTCCTAATTTTTTTTGGTGGTTGTGGTAAGAAGATGAGTTGGAAACCTTGGTATTACCCCTTTTAATCTTCGACATTCTTCTACTCCGTATTTTTCGATCATTTGTTTAAATTCCCATCCTGGTTGGCGGATTTGTTTCTTTTTTCTAATATTAGAAAACTTGATAAATTCTCTTACAAATTCTACTTGCTGAGTACCTCTGAGATATTTTTTTTGTGGCTTATCAAACAATACTTCCTTAAGAATAATCTCATCGTCAATAACAGTATGTTGGCCCGATCTACTCTCCCTTTCTTTGACGTGACCGCATTCCGGACACTCATCGATAGCAGAGGACAGCAAGAGGAAGCCACACATACCGCAGAAGCTAAGAGGGTCTCTGTTCTCGGTGCGTGGTTTTGGTTCTAACGAAACTTCTCGAGGAAAAAAAACTGAACCATGCTCAGCATAATTTCCGGCGTGGTCAATTACCACTAGGTGTTCTTTTCCTGGATATGGCCTAAGCCCTCTTCCTATAGATTGGATATGCCATGTTAGAGATTTGGTTGGTCTACACAATTGGACACACCCTACTTCAGGGAAGTCTACCCCTACAGTGAAAAGGTCTACATTACATACTACCTTAATTATCCCAGACCGGAGATCATCAATGACTTTATCTCTAGCTTCTTGATTATCGTCACAATCTAAATGGCCTGAAGGGATTCCGGCATCGTTAAAAGCCTCAGCTATCTTCCTGGAATGGGCCTTAGTAATACCAAACAGGATGGTAGGTAATCCCTTCGGGTTCAACGCCTTCCAATTGGCCACAAAGCCACCGACTATTTGCCTTGTAGAGGAAGCATCAACTAATTCCTTAGTCACATACTCTCCTGCCACAACTCTAACCTTAGAGGTGTCGATAGTGGCCTTAGGGGGAGCAAAAACCTTCTCCTTAACCAGGTATCCCTGATCTCTTAGCTCACTTGCTGATATAGGATGTACAATTTTCTGGAAATAACTATTATCCCCAAAAGGACTAGCAGTGTAACCAATAACATTGTGGTCTCTATAAGCATGAAAAAATTCTCTATATTTAGAACCTTTCGGATTGCAGTCATGGCACTCATCAATGTGGACATCTGCTGTGGGGTCATCTCCAAAAATAAAATAGTTCCTGCTATACTCAGTATCAATACTACAGACCTGAATGAGTTCATTCGGACTCCCTTTTTCTCCGGCCATTACTATTCCATGAGGAACGCCGATGGCCGTTAATATTTTAGACGTCTGAAAGATTAGGCCTCGCCGTCTTAATGACAGCTTGGCCTTTCTTCCTTCTTCATATGCCTTCGCCATTTGATATACGAATACCATCGTCTTTCCCCCACCGGTGGCAAGAAAGAACAAGATCCTCTTTATACCATCAGTGGACAGCTCGTTTAATCTTTTTGCCCCTTTTTCTTGGTACGGCCTTAGCTTTATTTGATCGGTAGGCGTTGTAGTCTTCAACAATGTGTCTCGGCTTAATTTTCCCATTTGTTATTTCCTCTATTTTTACGGCCACTTGTAGATTAGGTAGATAAGAACAGCTTAAAATGTTGTAAACTGTCCTTAGCGTCACACCTAACATAGTGGAAAACTGATCTCGGGTTAGCTTCTTTTTCTCTAAGTACTGATTAATCTTCATAGTAGACTCCTTGCATGAAATAATCTTCATGAATAAGGTGTATCATGGTTTATTTTTGTTGACAATTATTTTTTGCAGTAATAGCTTAGAGGAAAGAAACAACATGAAGGAGAATTAGTCATGACAAACGCTGAAAAGTATTCCACCTATTTAAAAGTTAAAGCTAAGAGGGACGGCCTCAGCCGAACTCTCCTGTCTATGGAGCAGGAAATGCTCGTCTGGCATGAAGATTTGCTAAATAAAAAAGAGGAAGGGGTTACTCATCTATTTGAGCAGGGATATAAAGTCTCTATCACTAAGCGAAATAACGTAACAATTAACCAGGCAGACGCCGCCTCTTTTGGTGGCCTTGGCTGTGTTAAAAAATACCAATTTAATAAGGCCGAATATAACAGCTTAGATGATGGGGCAAAAAAAATTGCAAATGAATATATAACTATAAAAGAAGGGAAGCCGTCTTTTAAAATCGTAGAGGAGGAAACCAATGCAGCTTACTAATACGAATGATCTTGCCATCAACGGCGTCAAGGCAATGATCATCGGCGAGTCTGGGTCTGGCAAAACGACGCTTGCCAAGACCTTAGACCATGAGCGGACATTAGTCCTTGACCTGGAGTCGGGAATGTTACCGCTTAAGGGGACTAACATTTCCGCCGTTAGAATCAAATGTAAGGCCGATCTTGATGAAGTCTTGAAGAACCTTACCAATGGATGGGGGAACAAGTTTGATAACATCTTCCTGGACTCTTATACAGAGTTAGGGGAAATGATGATCAAAGAAATTAAAAAAGATCCAAAGTTTAAAGATCCCAAGATGGGTATTAAAATGTGGGGTGTCTATAATGAGACTATGCAGATGTATACTAAATATCTTCGTGATCTTTCTAATTTTAATGTTTTCCTTACTTGTCTGCCATCCACAAAGACCGATGGGATTGTTCAAATCGAAACTATCGCCATTCCAGGGCAGGCCATAAAAGACTCTGTTAGGGCGTGGTTCGATTTAGTGTTAGTTCTCAAGGCAGGAAAGGATGATGACAAAAAATCTTATCGGCATTTGATTACATCAGCAGAAGAACATCCTCTAGCAAAAGATCGGAGCGGGTCTTTGAAACCATTTGAAAAACCACATCTACAAGACATTATAACAAAAGTTAATAACTAGGAGAGATTATGAGTACGCTAATGAATATGGATTTAACAGGAGTAATGGACGAGGCAAAGGAGTCCATCAATAAAGGAAATGCCTACGGCGACAGGCCAATGACGGACGCCATTCCAGATGGAAAATACCCGGTGGAAGTGGTTAATGTCGAGTTAGGAAAAAGCTTTAAAGGGTATAATACTCTATATGTTAGCTTTAAGGTAATCGCAGGTGGATGTGAAGGCTTAGTGACAGAGTCACAGTTTACCGTTGATCCGTCCCACCCTAGTCAAAAGCACGTTCAAATCAATGCAAAACAAATTTGCCAATTGATGATAAACGGCGGGCATAAGAATCCGGGACAACTGAGAGATGCTAAAGAACTACTAGGTTTGCGTCTGGAAGTTGTGGTTGCCAACGATTCTTATGTTGACGGAAGTGGGACTGAGCGGGAGAGTTGTAAGCCCAAATTCTACAACCGACTGCGAGACCTTGGAGTGTATGGAAGTGTTGTTCCTGTAAAGGTTGATTCCGGCCCTATCGAAGGGACTCCGGCGGCGAACCCATGGTCTGTTGAATTTTAACACTTAACAGTTGTGTTTTTAGGGGGCCTAAACAGACATTGGGCCCCCTTTTTTTTAAAGGAATCTAAAATGAGTGAAATAGTAGCAGGTGACTGGGGTAAATTATCTAAGGCGCAACAACGGAAATGCAAAAACATGATATCCAATAAATCAACCTTGATGAGTGTAGACATCATAGAGGTTATTCAAAAAAACTCCATTGGGTTTAACATAAACTTTGCAAAACTGAAAATGACTATCGCAGAAGGTGGTAGATTATACACTTCCACTATCAGTGGTCATCTTAGTGGGAGTGAATAACGGTGAGCAAAGAGGATTTATATGCGTTGAAAGGTATTCTGGAGTCTATCGAGTCTTGTAATGATTAAAGGAGGCTTGAGTGATGAAACACCATAATAGAAAATGGTCTATGCTTACCGCCTGTTATTTGTGGCTTGCTGCCGCAGGACATGGGTATGAGGATGCAATAGATAGTGAGCATGTTACAACTAACTGGAGCGAGGTTACCTGTAAAAGATGCATTTCCGCAGGAAAAGACTACGAACCAGACTCGAAAAAACTTTCAATTAAGACGAGGGTGGAATGGATTTCAGTTACAGATAGGATGCCAGGAAATGATGATTTTGTATTGGTGAGCTATCTTCAAGGGTTGATGGACTTTGCCTTCTGGGACGAGGAGTCTAAAGGGCAGTGGTGTGGCA